GAAGAAAGAAACAACTTAATGGCTACTAAGAGTTTAGAAGAACTAAACCTTAGGAAAGGTCAACTAGATGTTCTTTACTGGATCAAGACACTCAAGCAACTATCCGAAGAATCATGGGAGCAACTCAATGAAAAGGATGTTTGAGTTTAGATGTGGTGAAGGTCATCTAACGGAAAAATATATTGACGAGAAGGTAAAACATATTGACTGTCCTTCTTGTGAATGTATAGCTCTCCGTATTATTTCTAGTCCGCGTATCTCGTTGGAAGGTGTCACAGGAGACTTTCCAACAGCAGCAGATGCTTGGGCAAAGAAACATGAGGAGGCTACAAGAGTTGCCTATAAGCGCAGAGAGGGTTAGCGTCAGGTAACATTTTTTAATTCCTAAAATCACAAGCGTGACAGGAGACAGTATGGCGAAGTTTGAAGATCCGTTGCAAGAAGAACTTGAGTTTGATAGTATAGAAGAAGAACAGACTCCAGAAGAACAAGTAGAACAACCTGTTCAAGAGGAACAACCTGAACCAGAAATACCAGACAAGTATCGTAACAAATCAATCCATGATATTGTTAAGATGCACCAAGAAGCTGAAAGGTTAATTGGTAAGCAAGCTCAAGAAGTTGGTGAAGTCAGAAGACTAGCTGACGATCTACTTAAACGGGAACTCTATCAACAACAAGCCGTTCAAAACCCTAAACAAGAAGAAAAAGATCCTACAGAAAGATACTTAGAAGATCCTGTAGGTGCAGTCAATGATGTTGTATCGAATCATCCTGCTATAAAACAAGCACAAGAACAAGCGTTTGTTTATAAATCACAGCAGGTTGAACAAAGATTAAGGCAACAGTTTCCTAACTTTGATGAAGTAATCCAAGATCCAAAGTTCTTTGAGTGGATTAAAGTTTCACCAATAAGAACTAGGTTGTTTACAGAAGCTCATTCTCAATATGATTATGATTCTGCTGTTGAGCTAGTATCAACATGGAACATTATGAATAAAGAGAAACAAGTAACACAACCTGACATGGTTACTGATGCAAAGAAAGAAACAGCTAAGAATCTTAAAGCTGCTACAGTAGACACTGGCTCACCTGCTCCGAGTTCTAAAAAGACTTATCGTAGGACTGATCTTATTAATTTACGTTTACGTGATCCAGATCGCTACTATGCGATGCAAGATGAGATAATGTCTGCATACGCAGAAGGGCGTGTCAAATAACCGAAAGGAAATAAAAAATGGCACTTGGTACTAATCACGTTACCCTTACTACTGCGGATAAATTTATCCCAGAAATTTGGAGTGACGAAATCATTGCTGCTTACAAGCAGAATCTTGTTGCAGCTAATCTCTTTTCTAAAATGTCTTTCAAAGGTAAGAAAGGCGATACGCTTCACATTCCGAAGCCGACTCGTGGTTCTGCTTCTGCAAAGGCAGCTTCTACTCAAGTTACACTAATTGCTGCAACTGAGTCAGAGCAACAAGTTCTTATCAACAAACACTACGAGTATTCACGTTTGATCGAGGATATCGTAGAGACTCAAGCACTTGCTTCACTACGTAAGTTCTACACGGACGATGCTGGTTACGCTCTTGCTAAACAAGTTGATACAGACCTTATTAGGCTTGGTCGTGGTGTTAATGGTGGTGTTGTTGGTACTTCTGACTACGCTACTGCTGCTTCTTCAACCAATGCTTTTATTGGTTCAACTGGTGCAACTGCTTACAACTCAACAACTTCAAACGCTGCTGCGCTTGGTGATGCTGGTATCCGTAGATCAATCCAGAGACTTGACGATGCAGACGTTCCTATGACGGATCGTTTCCTTGTCATTCCTCCAACAACTCGTAACACTTTGATGGGTCTTGCTAGATTCACAGAGCAAGCATTTGTTGGTGATGTAAGCAATGGCAACACCATCCGCAATGGTCAGGTAGGTGACGTATATGGCGTTAAAGTCTATGTGTCTACCAATGCTGATACTGCTGCTGGTAACTCTGCAACTGACCGTATCTGCTTGCTTGCTCATAAAGACGCTTTCGTTCTTGCTGAGCAAATGGGTGTACGTTCACAAGCTCAGTACAAGCAAGAGTACCTCGGTACGCTATTCACCTCAGATATGCTTTACGGTGTAGCTGAGTTGCGTGACGGCTCTGCTGTTGCTCTAGCTGTTCCAGCCTAATTACTAGGCTAATGTAATACCTCCCCAGATCTAACAAGGTCTGGGGAGTTTCCTTAGGAGAATAATTAATGTGGTCTAAACCTGAATATACTAAAATGCGTTTTGGTTTTGAAGTAACAATGTATATTGCAACCAAGTAAGGAATAATACAATGGCTATATGGAGAGGTGTTGGCGGAGCAGGTGACGCTACTGTAGACGCAACTAACGAAGCTGCTGCTGCTGTAACTGCTGCTAATAACGCAGCTACATCAGCTTCTGCTGCTGCAGCGTCAGCTACATCTGCAGCTACTTCAGCAACTAACTCAGCTACTAGTGCAACTAGTTCTAGTACGTCTGCAACATCTGCTGCAAGCTCTGCTACTTCAGCAACTTCATCAGCTACTACTGCTACTACTCAAGCTACTAACGCATCTACATCTGCAACTGCTGCTGCATCATCAGCAAGTGCTGCGTCTACTTCTGCAACTGCTGCGGCTGCTTCACAAACTGCTGCAGCATCTAGCGAAACCAATGCAGCTACAAGTGAAACTAACGCAGCAACAAGTGAGACTAATGCTGCTACGTCTGAAACTAATGCTGCTTCAAGTGCAACATCTGCAGCGTCTAGTGCTACTGCTGCAGCCTCATCAGCAAGCTCTGCTAGTACATCAGCTAGTAACGCTTCAACATCAGAAACAAACGCAGGAACTTCAGAAACTAATGCAGCTACGTCTGCTACTAATGCAGCCAGTTCAGCAACTGCTGCTGCGTCTTCTGCAAGTGCTGCTTCTACATCTGCATCAAATGCTTCAACATCTGAGACCAATGCTGCTACTTCAGAAAGTAATGCTTCTACGTCAGCAAGTAATGCGTCTACTTCAGAAACAAATGCAGCAAGTTCTGCTACTGCTGCAGCTAGTTCTGCAACGTCTGCTGCTGCTTCTTATGATTCTTTTGATGATAGATACTTAGGTGCTAAATCTTCTGCACCTACGTTAGATAATGATGGTGATGCTTTACTAACTGGTGCATTATATTATAACACTACAGCAGGTCAATTATATATTTGGAATGGATCAGCATGGGATGACGCTGCTTTTTCTGCTTCAGGTGCTGTAACTTCTTTTAATACTAGAACAGGTGCAGTTACTCTTAGTGCTACTGATGTTAATACTGCTTTAGGTTCTGATGCTGTTTTAGATTCTGACATTGGTTCAACAGTACAAGCATATTCATCTGTTCTACAAAACACTACAGCTTCCTATACCACTGCTGAAGAAACTAAGTTAGCTGGTATTGAGACTGCTGCTGACGTAACAGATGCTACTAACGTAGCTGCTGCTGGCGCAGTAATGGAGTCAGATACTTCTACTTCATTAATGTCTTTTGTTATTGACGAAGATAATATGTCATCTAACTCTGCAACTAAGATTCCTACTCAGCAATCTGTAAAGGCATACGTTGATACACTCGTATCTTCTGGTATTCATTATCATTCTCCAGTTAGAGTTGAGTCTCCTACTGCATTAACAGTAACTTATAACAACGGTAGTTCTGGAGTTGGTGCTACGCTAACTAATGCTGGTACTCAAGCGGCAATATCTATTGATGGAGTTGCACTTAGTCTTAATGATCGAGTGTTGGTCTATACACAAGCAGATGCTACACAGAATGGTGTTTACACCGTAACAACTGTAGGGGATGGTGTAACCAACTGGGTTCTTACTAGAGCTACAGACGCTGATAGTTTTGGTACAGGTGATTCTGATGCACTTGGAGAAGGTGATGCTTTCTTTGTATCAGAAGGTAACACAGGTGCTGGTGAACTGTATGTAATGAACACTGCAGGTACTATTACATTTGGCACTACAAACATTTCATTTACACAGATTGCTGCAACAGCAGTCTACTCTGGCGGTACTAATGTAGATATTAGCGGAACTACTATTGATTTAACTTCAAGTATAACTTTATCTGGTACTGTAACCGCTAGTGGTGGTAACTCAACTAACTGGAATACAGCGTATGGTTGGGGCAACCATGCTTCTGCTGGTTATCTAACTAGCTACACCGAAACAGATCCTGTCTATACAGCATCAAGCTGGTACACAACAACAAACAATTCTACTAACTGGGATACTGCATACGGGTGGGGAAACCACGCATCTGCTGGTTACTTAACGTCAGAAGCTGATACGCTCAATAGCGTTACCGGTCGAGGTGCAAGCACAACCAACGCCATTACTACTGGAGATATAACTGTTACAGGTGCAGGAACTTTGCGAGCACCTACTGGAGATTTAGGCTCTATTGAGATTGATGGTAATGGTAAAGGTGGTTGGGAAGGTTATTCGATTGGTGGTCGAGCTAATTTTATGCACAACAATGCTTCGTCATACGGTTTATATGATGATGTAAATAGCCAGTGGTCTATTACAGCTAATATGTTAGGATCAACAGATATTTGTTATGCTGGGTCAATTAAAATAGCTACAACATCAGGCGGTGCTGCTGTCACAGGCGACTTAACTGCAACCGGAAACGTCACAGCGTACTACTCAGATGATCGCCTCAAGAC